TCAGTTCTTTGTCTTTCATCTCGTATGCTCCTTTCTGCCTGTCGGGTAGAGTGGGTAGAGGAAAATCGGCTTTTTCAGTAAAGTCCTCTATATAGTACTCTCTATAAGACACTTTATAGAAAAAAGCTAATTTACTCTACCCGCTCTACCCAAAACGCTCGCTAAACAGGCTTTGCGAATAATTTATGAACAAGTTTTCAGAGAAACACCGTCAAAAACAGTGTACCCATGTGATACCTTCTTACCGTTGTGCCATTCTGGGTGTTGTTCGAGTCCGGCATTGAACTTTTTCGATGTGCAGACATAATACCCATTGCTTTTACACCAAATCTTATAGGCATCGAACAGGCTCTTTGCTCTCGTGCTTGCATTCTCATTTCTCTCGCAACGCTCTTCAAGGAACTGCAATACAAGGTCATTGTCACGCTCATACTGCTTGATGACTTCCTTCATCTTCTCGGACATTTTCAGCCCGAAACGCTTATAACGGAAGTAACCAATCACGAGCCAAGTGAAGATACCCTTCATTGCATCGGGTGTTCTGAAAGCATCCTTCAAACTCTCATCCCGTTCTTCCTCAGTGAAGTGCCTGTTGAACTCAATGACCCTTACACGGTCGGAAGCGAACAGGGATTTATCCTGCACACTCGGAAGGTCATTACAAGACAGCCACATTGTGAATTGCGGAAGGAAGGTCATCATGCTCTCATACAGATTCCGAGCAGTTATTTCCTCGCCGCCTGTGAGCTGCTTGATAACTTCTTCATCGAGTTTACCGTACTGATTGCTTTCTGCCATTGTCACAAATCGCTTCCCTTTGAGGGCTGCGATTGTGGGGGAAGCTGCTTCTGCGTTCTTTGCCCGGTCGGTCTTGCAGATAATCGACACGGGGGAGACGGAAGCATAATCTCCGAGCAGGTGGTGAATCGTTCCGAGTAGCGTTGATTTACCGTTACGAGTTGTCTTGCCGTGAAGGATGAACATACACTCTTCTTTGGAAGTACCGAGCATGGAGTAGCCTAACGCTCGTTGCAGGTAGTCAGCTTTCTCTTTGTCGTTACTCGTAACCTCACGAATGAACTCTTCCCAACGCTCACAGCGAATGTCATCCTGCATGGTATACTCAAAATTGGTCTGCATTGTGAGATAATCTCGCCAATCGTGTTCTCGGAAGCTCATTGTTTCCAAGTCGTATGTACCATTGAGACAGTTGATGAGGTTAGGATTTGCATCGAACTGAGATGCTGAGATGGGGTAGACGGAAGCGGCATCTTTCATCAACCTGTCACGGAAACGCCTATCCCCCATCTTGTTTACAAACGCAAAATAGCTCTTGCGCTTTTCCTCATCGGTGATTTCTCCGCAGTATAAGACCATCAGACGAGTGAACTCTTTGATTTTCTCAGCCACAAGCAACGAGCCGACATCCTTGCGCCATGCCCCGTTGTCGTAGGTGTACCACGACTTTGCTTCCGGGCAGTACCGGGTATCGTTCTTGTAACACTCGGAGAAGAGTTCTGCCATGCCGCTTTCATCCCATGAATACCCGCTGTTGTCGAGCTGCCGGGATTCCGGGTGAGCGTTCATGATATAGAACATCTTTCTCGAAAGCTCTTCGGATAGGATAAGCTGACCGCTTTTCAGTTGGAACAGTTCGGGAGTTACCTCAGTTATCATTTCTTCGCTCATTTTCATTCACCTCCTTGTACTTGATTTCAAAATAGTGCATCCAACGATCGGCTTCATCACACTTGTTGCAATGCTCCTCGCACCAAACACAGTTTTCTTCGGAGTTGTGTAACTCCTCCTCACATGGGGAGAAGTTACACGGAAAGCCGAAGAGTTCTGCGAGTAGTTTTGCTATAAACTCCTCGTTCATTCTTACCTCCTGTACTTCGTAACGCTGTTTGTGATGGTCTGAATCTCACTCGTAGGAAGTGGAGGAGAACAAGCGACCTGATTTGCGTGTAGAAGCTCCTGATAGATTTCTTTTTTCGAGTAGCCCTGATTGTGAAGCTGTCCGGCAAGAGAGGTGAGGGATAGGTTTCTCATTCCTCTCGGTATGGGTGGGTACTTCGGTCTGAGCGAGATTTTCCCGTTCTCCGGCTTCTCGTATAATGGGGAATAGATACGCTGAGAGCTGCCGGAGCTGTCGTTTTCCTTCACGGTTTCCGGGAAGTACTTGCCGACAACATAATCAATCGCTTCCTGATTTTCTATTATCGTTTCATAGATGAGCTTTTCGCCCGTAACGATGAAGTATCGGCTGCTCTTATAAATCTCCACCCCGTTACCGTTATTCTTGCCCTTAAAGGGCAAATCGCCTTTGAGCAGAATGTGAACACCTCTGCCGCTTCTCGACTTTTCGGTGTATGACCGACAAGCTCGCATGATGTCTATGCTCGTTTCAGACAAAAAGCCGTCCTCATCGAAACCGCAGTCGATGTCAATACCTACAATCCCATTGTTGTTGAACACAAACCCGATATGGTCGTAGATACCATCGCTGACGGCTTTCTGCGCCGTCTCAAAATCGCACCAAGTTTCCGGGTTGACGGACGATGCACCTTTGCGTTCATTGGCTTTCATCGGTATCTTCGAGCCATTCCACACACAGACCCATTGAGGGAGGGCGGTAATGTCGGGTGGGAGATTAGCGTATCTCACAGAGCGTTATCCCTGTTCGGGCGCATCTTCCGGCTCAACCTCCGGGGATGCAACAGCTTTCTTTTTCTTCTTTGAGTATGTACCCTCGAAGAAATACTTGCCGTCAACGCAAATGGGATAACCCTCAAACTGTTTGCTCTCGGTTACTTCGCCCTTTTCGATAAGAGCGTTGACGGCGTTGATGCCCATTTCGTTCTGCACGAAGTCTTTCCCCGCAACCATGATGAAATGGACTTTACCTTTGTTGTTTTTCAGTCTCATCGTTGACCTCCTTGTTCCATTCTTCGACATCCACGCCGATGTCTTTCAATTTTCTCTGACAGAGCCATGCGCCATCATCTGGCATTTGATAATACTCAACGAGGGCTTTATGCTCTTGCTGAAACGCTTCCCAAAACCGCCTGAGCCGCTTCTTACCGAAACCAAGATGAACATGAAGGGTATACAAGACCATCGCATCAATATCGTTTGTGTACTTTCGGTCGGCTTCAACGATTTGACGGTTGATTTCGATGTTCATAGCAAGTCGCTCTTTGGCGGTAAGGTCTGCGCCGAAAACCTTACCCTTATACTGTTTAACTCTCATTTCTGCTTCCTCCTGAACAGGTTACGGACGAAGTAGTGGATGATGTACCAACATTGTTCGAGATAGCCGACCTTTCGGTAGCCCATCTCAAACCTCGATGTCATCGAAGATGACGGGGATGAGGGATTTGAGTTCGTTGAGCAGAGGGATAGCAACCTCTCGAATCTGCGGATGAGCTGCCTGAGAAGTTCTCAGTTTCAGAAAATGTCTCCACTCTCTGAGGTCGGCGGTCATCACGATTTCGGTTTTCAGACTGTTCGGTAGAACGGCTCTTGCTTCCTGCGGAGAGCAACCGAAGTCGAGCAAGTCGAAGTAGGCGGTTTCGGCATTCTTGCAGGAGCGTTCCCAAATGTGATAGCCCGCTGCGCTCTTGTCGAGATAGGACGGCTCAATGACGGTAATTTCGCTCTGAAAATCGTCCTTCGAGTAATTGCAATACCGGGTAGATTCCTGACAGTATGAAGCAAGCCGATGACGGACAATTTCGTGTGAAACGCCCCTGTCACATACGAACTTCACTGAGAGAGAGGAATGTTCGAGAACAGCTTCATGTCCTCGCTTGACGATGTTCCTCACGAACGAGAGGTAACTATCATTGGTGATTTTGTGTTCGTTCTTGTAGCAGATACGACCACAGCTTTCAATGTGTTTGAGCATCTGCACCCCGTCAACCGGGGTAAGAATCTCGTGATACGGTTTAATGATTTTCATATCAAAGCCCCTTTATATGAGCCGCAATCATGTCGGCTTGATGAGTCCACAGGACATTCGGATAGCGATGAATCGCTCTTGTGTAGTCCTGCCATTCTTCCTTGTCGGTGAACGCTCCCATGTGATAGCGGATGCACATGACTTCTTCCTCCGTCAGTTGGAGCAGCGATACACAACGCATGACCGATTTATCTCCGTGACCTTTGAGAAGAGTGTCAGTATTGTACTCCCATGCCTGTTCATCGTAGACGGGGCAATACTTATCTCCGTCAACGATTCTTCCCGTGACAGGATGACGGTATTGGTCGATTTTACAGAGGTCGTGAAACATTCCGACAATCCACGGAGAGCGATTGCATTGCCAAATGAGACCGTTCTTTTCGGTGAGGTCAACGAGAGCTTCGGTAACTGCGAAAGAATGGTCGAAAAGACCGCCTTTGTAGTTACCATGATATTTCGTAGATGCAGGTGCATCGAAGAAACCCCACTCTTCGAGCTTTTCCGGGATTTCCGGGTCATTGAGACATTGCATCATGGATTTGAAAATCTCAATTCTGTTGGCTCTGTCCATCTTCGTACTCCTTTCTATGAATGCTCTTTTCACTTGAAAACCCATCCGGGTATCTCTCACGGAGCTTTGCCTTGTTCATTTCAAAAACATCATCAAGCTCCATGCCGATAGCGGCGGCTGCGATTGCCAAATACCAAGCACAATCCCCAAGCTCCTCGGCAATATGCTTTGTATCAAGTTCGTGACCCTGAAAGGTAGCTTTCTTTACAATGTCAGCGACTTCACCCGCTTCGCCGCACAAGCCGAGTACACCGTTGATGAGCATACCATGATGCTCATAGTTCATACCGCTTGCCGTTCTCAGAGCTTCCTTCTGATACTCATTCCCCGTCATTGTTCGCAACCTCCATTTCCAACACAGTCATGATTGCGTAGTTGGCAAGGTCAATCAATGTGTCTCGGATGGACTCGTCATTGACTTTCTGCTCACCACCACGGGAAAGAGTCTTGAAGCGACTGAGCTTATCTCCCAAGCGGATACGAGCCATTGCCATTCCTTCTTCGCTGAAAGTTTGATGAAAGCTATCACCATAGTCGTGATTTTTACGCTCATAGAGCTTATTGATTTCCTCACAGATACGAGCGTGATGTTCGACTTTACTTGTAATCATTTGCGTGATTCCTCCTATTTCCAATGCCATAATACCTCACTCCCTACCGCAAGTATCGTTCTGAATTGCTCGTACTTTGCCGATGAAGTCCCGCAAGGAGCGAGGGCGGTAGCTGAGACCGCCGCTCGCTGTCAGCTTGCGAGGTGGTGTTGTTTCCTCAAATTCAAACATCACAAACTGCCCGTTGATACAGGCGAGGACACCCGGAGAACTTCTCGTATAGTAGATACCCTCAGAACTAAGGTATTTCGTGCATTCCCTCAGCAGTTTGGATTCTGCCATTGTCAGCCCAACAGAGAGTCGAGGTCGAAACCGCCGCTTTTCTTCGGTGCTGCCTTGCTTGCGGTAGGAGCAGCTTTCTTCGGAGCGGGAGTCTGAACTTCCTCTTCATCGAAACCGTCAGCGGGAGACTTATCTCCGAGACGAATGAAGGTGACGGTCTTGTTCGGGTCTTTGTTGGACGGCTGAACATCATGCTCAACGCTGCACTTAATGTAACGCCCCACAAGGTCGTTGTGGTCGATTTCGGTGAGCGTGTAGTCCTGCAAAGCGGTCTTTGCGAAGAATGAGAAAGCGTTGTACGCACCCTCATTCATAGACCCGTCCTGCTTCATAAGGTTGAAGCGTTCGGTATGGGTCTGACCCTTTGCGGTTTTCATCTTGACCTCTAACTTGCCGAACTCTTCCTTGTAAGAGACCTCGATGATTTTGAAGATGTGCGTTCCTTCCGGGATGAGGGAAAAACCCTCAGTCAATGCGATTTTAGCCATTTGCTTTATCCTCCTTGTTATTCTTCGATGATGGGAAAGATAATACCGACCAATTCGTAGTCATCTGTCGGAATCATTCCGGCTTTCTTGATGAGCAGCGCATCGGGAACGGGGTTGTCATTCTCATAGTGATACAGAATCTCGGTAATGTCCGACTTCTCGATGAGACCGTAGTCATCATTGCAAATCGGGAGAGAAATACTGCCGTCCTCAGACTGATAGACTCTTACGCAGTCCTTAATTTTGCCGTCTGCGATAGGCATAACAGCCTTTTCGAGAGTGGCATCGACCGTATTGCCGATACCGTTGATGATTCTCTTGATGGTTTCCGGGGCTTCCTTGATGTCGGAAGCGGTTACGCTTCTCACGGTATCGGGGATAGCCATGAGAACGGAAACGGAAGTGAGCCAACGCTTTTCGAGAATCTGATTGGTTTCATAGATAACGCCCTCGGATGCAAGGGACTTGACGAACTTTGTAAACTTCATTGTGTTTTCCTCACTTTCTTTTCTTGTTGGCGGCTGCGATAACCGCACCCGCAATGACGATGATAAGCTCGACCATGACGGTAACGAGAATACCTGCAACGAACGGATTGATATACATTATGCTTCCTCCTCAATGGCTTTGGTTGTGATACGGTAGCTGACTTTTGCTCTTGTGTACTTAGCAAGCAGACCATCAGCTTTCAGACCGTCCTTGTCGATTTCCGAGGTTTCGGAGCGAGAAACATTCCATTCGTACTTTTCTCCACGGATGGAAACCTTCTTATCGCCGTCCCGGAACTGAGCAAGAGCGTGTTGCTTGATGATGTCGGTAACGACCTTCAAGCGTTTTTCAAGCGGCTCAATGGGGGCAGAGAGACGGTCGATTTCTGCTTTCAGTTCCTCACCCTCTCGGAGCAGAGCTTCAATATCCGACTCAGGGTTGAGGGTGTTCGTGCGAAGTTCTTTCAGAATCTCGGCATCGGCTTTCTCATCGAACGCCGGGGAGATACCCGTCTCTACATGGTCTTTCCACCACTTCTCAGCCTTTTTCACGAGCTTCTTGAACTCAGGGTATCTCTCGGACACCTTGAAGGGAACGGTGATGGTGTTCTTTGCACTCGGAACGAACTGCGAAGGGTCTTTGTAGTCCTTGTCCGAAAGGAAGGAAGCGACCATGATGACATCATCCACACCGAGCAGGTAGGCGTATAAAGCCGCTTGCAGAGCATAGTATTCGGGGATATCCTTAGCCCAATCTTCGGCTCGTTTGGTAGTTTTCATTTCAAGGACGGTGACAGGCTTCTTGTTCTCATCGAAGAGCAGGTAGTCCCACATACCGCCAAAGACAGGCTCATCCTTGAAGAAGTCTCCATAAGTACGGTTGAAGTAGTCCTCGCCGTAGATGTCGGTCGGGGTGACAATGTTTGTCATGAAGTAGGACTTCTTCATGAACTGAGCCTGTTTCGGCTCGATGGTCTTACCTGCGGCAGTATAGATGGTTTCCTCGAAAGGCTTCTGATAAGTCCTCGTGATTTCGCACCATACCTCGAACGGTGTAGACCACGGATTCAGTCCGAGAACAGTTGCAAATCGAGTTGCCGTCAGCTTCTTCGGTCTCTTAGGGGGTACGACCTTGATTTTGTTTCCTTCTAACCATTCCATGACTTATTCCTCCTCGATGTTGTAGTTCTCGACCATCTCGCCGACCTTCAAAACAAGCTGCTCACAAGCGGACTTCGAGATTTTGGTGAATCCCTCGGTCTTGATTGCCACCTGCTGGATGAACTCTTCCTGAGTAGAATCGACCTCTTTCAGCTTTTTCAAGACGGCTTTCAGAGCCTTGATTTGCAGCTCATCGGCGTTGGCTTCCGGGGCGGTGAGACCCTGTTTGATTTCCTCACGCTTCTCAGTAGAAACAGGTTTCTTCGGCTCTGCTTTCGGAGCGGGAGCATCCTTGTCGGACTCGGCATCGAACGCATCGGCTTCGACCACATCGAGGATGAGGAAGTAGAGATAACGGCGCATATAGGTGATTTCCGCACCGAGACCCTGTACCTCGTTCATACGGAACTTGCCCGGCTCTGCGATGGAACGAGCGGTAAACTCAACGACTACCTGCTCATCGGGGTTGTCAAGGTTGATGAATCTGCCGACCGCCTTGCCATCGGGGAAGCTCGTGAGGAATACGCAGTTGAAGTTCGAGAAAATCTCGGTTGCCACGGGGACAATATCTTCAAGCTCGAAATACTTGAACTCGGCGTGAAGGTTGACCCCCGACTTTGTTACGCCCCTACGAAGGAACTCAATCCTTGCCGCAAGGAGCTTCTGCCACACATTCATTGTGGCGGTATCAACGGTTGTTTCAGTTTTCTTTGTTGCCATTTTTCAGACCTCCAATATTTTAAGGATTTGTTTTTTCAAGCTGTTGATTTTACGAGTGTTCTTCTTCGGCGGCTTGATTCCGAGGAAGTCGTTTACATACTTCTGAGCGAGCTTGATGTACCAAGACCTGTCGAGTACCGCAACGGTAAGTTCGTTGGTATTGTCAATCATGCAATGCTCAGGGAGACCGCCGATTTTGGCATCGTTACCTTTTTCGGCATGGGTCTTGACGAGTGTTCCGTATCGGGTATCTTTGACGGCGTAGACTCGGTTGCATTTCTGAACAGGGATTTTTTCGCCGTCAACAATGTGATTGACCTCAGAGTAAAGACCCGATGCTTTTGCCACAAGCTGAAAGCTGAGGAGGTCGTTACAACTATTGATGGTATCTTCGACCGGGACACCCTTTGCAAAATAGTCGAGAATCGCTTTGGCAACGATAGTCGCATTGTTGTTGATATTGAACGCTCCTGCCGGAGCAATACCACGCACCAACTGACCGCCCTTGATTTTCGTGCTGCCGTCAATGGCAATCTCGACATAGTTGTTGACATCCTTCTGAATGATTTCAGAGATGGTGTCCTCTTCGAGTTCAAATCCCGTTCTGTCCTGCCACTCCTGACAGATAGCATCGTAGCGTTCGAGGTCATCATCGCTGAGACTTACCATGATACCATCAGTGTTGAGCTGCACGATTTTGAGGGAAGGGCATTCTCTCACGAGATGAATTGCAAGTTCCAAAAGCCGGAGCTGCCCGGTAATGCACACTGACCGCCCCATGAGAGGGTCAAACAGGTCGTTGTACTTTGAGAGCATCGCACCATAGGTTGTATTTGCAACGAGCTTCAATGCGTTGGCGGTTGCCTTGTCCCCGGACTTTTTCGCTTTCATTCGGGCTTCGAGCATATCGGCATAATTCTGAGGGTTGGGAATGTTTCGGCTGCAATATCCATCCAATGTCATAAGGTGAGGATAGTAGCTGCCGACATCACGATTTCTCAAATGTCTGCCGTTTTGTGCTTTCTCCCGATAACATGGGATAGCACCGTGAATCCCACCGTAGGCGATTGTCACCTCACAGTCTCCGATTTTGAAGTTGAGCTTGCTCTTGAACACCTCTTCATCGGAAAGAGAGCGGTCGTAGATACGGTTGAAGAAGCTGAATACATCTTCGGGAATGTACTCTCGGAGCAAATTGTCCGGGTAGACATACTCCCGCTCGTCATCATGCTCCTTCGGAACGGCATCGAGATAAGCGGCGGTCAATTTTGCGTTTGTCATATACAACGCCCGGTTATCGGGAATGCCCTTGATTCTTCCAAGCATGAGCTTGTTTTCGATGTAGCTCTTTCTCAGGTGGTAGAGCTTTTCGGTAGCATCAACATCGTGCTTACAATAGAAGATAGTCTCTTCAAGCTCTTCTTCGGTGAGCGGACGGTCGATGTTGAAGTCAACCTCAGACTCTCGAATATCCATTCCGAGATGGGCTTCAATCGCTTTCAGCGAAAGTCCTGCCTGACAGTCATCGAAAAGGTCGAACTGCTCGAAATAAACTTTGCAGTCCCTTACAAGCGGATGTTGCCATCCGACCTCACCGTGAACGATGACATAATCGTTAAGTTCCTTGATTTGTTCAGGGGTTGCATCCGAAAGCACCGCTTTCAGAATGAATTGGTCGTAGTGCTTATTGTTGAAACCTGCGAGAAGAGGGTCGTTTTCCATGAACGACTTGACCGCTTCGTTGTCGTTGTGGATGACTGTGTATTCGCCGCTGTCGAGGTCTTTGAACACAAAGAGCCAATCAAAAGCGAATACCTCGCAGTCGAATATAAAAGTCAATCTCTCACCTCCATTACTTCATCAAGCCATTTCAAGATGTTTTGTGCTTCCTGCTTGTGCGGGTCTGCGGAGAGAAGTAGATTCCTTAAAATCCCTTCAAGCACATTCACGACAATCGAGTTCCCGGCTTGTTTGTATAGTTGCGAATTACTGTTTATCGCTTCCGCTTTCCGAAAGTCCTCATCGTCAAAGCCCATCAGTCTCCAACATTCGAGGGGTGTCAGTTTGCGAATGCGGAATTGTTCGTTGTTCTCCATAACTGCCACCTTTATTTCCTGATTACCCCCCCGCAAGTGTGTAGGGTAGGAGATAATCCGTCAGTTGCGTACACTCTCCGGGATTGCTCGTACATTTTGTCCCACACACCGCCTGAGAGGACACCTATTTGATTACACTTCATATACACCTACCTTTGGTGGGTCTTTGGAGTGGCAAGCCTTAATTGTCCCAATCAAACCTTTTGAAGAATAGACCTCTTGATTTTGATGGTACTTCCCACTTTTGCCTAAGACCCTTCCTAACACAATCGCTCTTTGATGAAGTTGTCGGTAATTCTTTGACCCGCTTTGGTGGTTATTGTATGGGCGATTATCCGTCTCTCTCTCTCTCTCTCTCGGCTCGAACTTAAAACCATTGCCGATAGCTGCCATTCTTATTGACCGCTCTTCGGCATCCTTCAAGAACGCATCTGAAAGAAAGTATTTCTCCTCGACATTTTCTTCAAGAAAATCATCCATAGAGCATTGGAGAGTTTGAGGTTGAGGAAAAGCGAATCCATTATCAATGTCCTTACGAATACTGACCGCAAACACTCGCTCTCGATTTTGGGGAATACCACAGTCTTTCGCATTGATGACCTGCCAATAGGAGTTATAACCGAGTTCATCTAACCAACTGAGCCATGCTTCAAATTGCTTGATGAACTTCTTACCCACGAGGTTTTTGACATTTTCGAGGATAAGATACTTTGGTAATTCCTCATGTTCGGCGGCAACACTCAAAAGCCGTTCGACTTCATACAGGAGACCACTACGGGTCTCGCCCTTAATGATTCCTGCTTGATGACCTGCTTGTGAGATGTCCTGACACGGAAAGCCGTAAGTCCATAAATCGGCATAGTCGAGTTTTGCGACCTTTGAGATGTCTCCGTAGTTTCGGGTTGCACCATAGATAGCTTCATAGGACTTGATAGCATACTTGTCGATTTCAGAGATACCGACAATCTCGTGAGGAATATTCAGCCTTTCAAGTGCTTTGCGAAACGCTCCAATTCCGGCGAACAGTTCATTGACTTTAATCACTCTGCCACCTCCTCAGCCGCTTTTCGCTCGATGAGGGGAAGGAAGTACTCATCCTCGCCACGCTGCCGAGCTTTCACAGCATCTTCGAGCCGATGGTATCTGCCGAGATGAATCCGCTTGCCGTGAACTGAGATATACGCTACCCACATCTGACGGTGAGCATCCCACCATACACCCTTGTACCCGCTGCGGTTGTTCTTCGGAGGGACATTACTCTCAATGACTTGAAAGTTGGTATGATATTTCAGATTCTCCTTAACACTCATTCCGTGTCCTCCTCTACAAAGTAGCATCCGTTTTTGCGATAGGTGGTGCATCTTCGTTTGAACGACTTGACAAGGTACTGACTATCATCAACAAAGTCGTAGCAGACAGGCTCTTGTTTACCTTCGTGAGTTCGAGCGATACGCCCGATGCTCTGAGTGATTACGGCGTAGTCCTTTTGAGGAGTTGCCATATAAAGTCGCTCCAAGCAAGGAATATCAAGACCTTCTTTGGCGAGAGAGTAAGTAGCAAACAGGTATTTCTTGTTGCCCGTCCGCATATCCTCAATTGCTTTTTCCCGCTCTGCCTTGCCCTTTTTGGTTGTCATCTTACCGCTTATCATCACCGCCTGTCTCCGCATATCAGAGGGAAGGGTGTTCATAAGCGTTTCGAGATGTTCCAAACGGTCGGACAGAATGAGGGAGGAGCGTTCACTCTCACTGACTATCCACGAACTGATTTGATGATTTCGCTCGCCATTTTCGCACAGATAGGTAATGAGCTTCGTGTAGTTGAGAGTCCCGTCAGTGTTAATGCACTCTCTTCCGGGCTTTATCCCGGTATAGATAGGTTTTACACCAACCTTCATAATACGGTCTCCAACCGCTTCATCCGGGACAGTGTAAACCACCTGACCGAGTAGAGCGTAGGTTGCAGCTATCATCCCATCGGAACGATGGACGGTAGCCGACAACCCGAACTTATGTCGGGCAGACAAGCTGTTCAGTACCTTATAGAATTGAGTCATCGCCGTAGGTGTCCCGGAACATCTGTGACACTCATCGACTATGATGACATCCCATAAGTACTTGTACTGAGCAAGGTCTAAGCGACACATCGTTTGTATGGTTGCGAATGTGATACCCTTCCCGATACTCACCTTACCTTCGGTGATTGTCCCGATAAGCGATTCCTTCATGTACTGTTCGGCACGAGTTTTACTTTGGTTGAGCAGGTCTTTCGTGTGAGTCAACCATAGTGTTCTTCGACCGAGCCGTTCCACGAGGGATATTCCCATCTGCGTTTTTCCGCTTCCTGCCGGACTTTGAAGGATTCCGTAGTGCTTCGCAAGTACCTCATCGACCGCTTTTTGCTGATAGTTATATAACGGTACTCGGCACTTGAAGTCTATCGGAGTTGCTTCGGAGAAGTCTGCAAATGTCTCAGCTCCTTGAAGCATCGGGGCGATTGCTCTCAGTGTACCAAAGGGAAGAATGAGAGCATTTCCTCGTACCTCATATAGCGACAGGATTTCCGGGGTGTTTCCGACCCAAAAGTGCATCCGCACCTTCTTAGAGTAGTCGGGGTTTCTGATTTTAAGATTTTGGCTGCACCATTGAATCAACTCCTGAGAGGGATTCTCGACTGTAATAGTACTGCCGACAGTCACTTGCATTTTGCAATCCATTTATCGAGGGGCTTCCCGTACTCGAATATGTCTTGCGCCGTCATGGATGACTTCTCATTCATGAACGCTTTGATTGTGAAGTAAGGAATCATGTAGACCACCTCAGCGAGTTTGATTGCAAACCAACCTTCCCCGTTTCCACAATCTTTCCACAAGCTCATTGAGGAATCCTGATTTTCCTCAACTCTGCTGAGTGGGAATCCTTTCCCGGAGCATACCTTACAGTCGATGAGGTATGCCGCCTTATTTCGCACAGCGATTACATCGGCGGGTTGCCCCGCTTGATTTTGAGCCAAGTTATGACACCAAAACCCGTGATTGAAGAGGATTTCGCACAACTCGGACTCAAAACTGTTGCCAAGTTTCCGATTGCTCATCTCATTCCTCCAATCCGAAAATATCCTCCATGATAGCCTTGAACTCCTCGGCAATCTCTTCCCGGTCATCTTCATCCAAGAGCTTTATCCGGGAAATGAGGTCGAGGGTCTGACATTCAATATCTGAACGAGTAGACCTGACCTCTTGCCGTTCTTCTTCGACCTCGTTCATCAGTTCTCGAAAGTACTGAACTGCTTCATAGCCCATGTACTTATCAATCAAGTACTCGAAGTCTTTTGCATCAAAGAGGGTTTCTATCTTGTCATCACTCAGTTTCAGTACTCTCGGCATTGCGACGAAGCACCTCCTTCAAAAGCTCCTCGGTCGTGAACTCGGAGAGTGAAGGGGAAAGAGATTCCAAGATGGAAGATTTCAGATAGAAAGCGGGACGAACGCCAGAGTTACCATAGCAAGCAGCGCTGTAGCTCAAACTACCATCCGAGTAGACAATCCGAGCGTAGTTGGCGTACCCATTAGACTCAGTGCTATACGCAGTTGCAAGCCACCACCAATCATCAAGGTTAGGGATTACAGAACGGTACTTGCGGTACATATCGCAAGTGAGAAGGAAAATCTTCTGAGTGGTTTCCCCATAGTCCTTCAAGCCATCATCAGAAGTCAGGTCGATAGTCGCAGGGATAAGTGCCGAAGTGTCTGCACCATTGGCTTTGAGCTTCTTGATGAACTCACCGTTGAGATATTTGCAAAGCGTACCCTTCGGGAAGTTGTTGCTGTTGCCCTCATCGAAGGGCATATTGCCGATGGATTCCTTAGCGAGAACAAGAATCTTGTCCTGCTCAACATCGAGAACGATGCAATCCAAACCGCCGTAGTTGATTACGCTCGAAGGAGCGATTTTGATGTTTGTTTTTGTCATAACGAAAATCTCCTTTGATTTTTGTTTCAGGTTGTGCTATAATGATAGCGGGTTAATTTCCTTTGCCGCTTACGGTGTTACCGCACCGTTGACGGCTTTCTCTTTGTAAGACTCGTAGAGAGTCATTACAGAGCGGGAGTAGTTAGTTGAGTAGATTCCTTGATTCCACAGTTTTCTTGCACCGCTCGCACCGCAGTTGTATCGCATAAGAGCGAGTTCGACATTACCATCGGTCTTTTCGAGGTGTCCTGAGATAATGTAGATACCACACAATATGTTTTCCTTCGGGTCAAGGAAGTTACTCACGCCGAGCGTTGAGGACAGCCATTCATGATTACACTGATTGATTTGCATAAATCCGTAGTCGTTGGTCGTACTTACGACATCTGACCGAAACGAGCTTTCCTTGTCAATCAGAGCAATCACAAGCTCCATAGGCACTTCGTACTCCGAACACTTCTCTCGAATGTAGTCTTGTAACTCCTCGGAGAGAGGAATATCGAAGTAAAAGACCTGCGGCTCAGGAACGGGTTCAAGACTCGGACTTGTGATGTCCGGCTGCATTACGGTTGCGGTCGAAACATCGGTTTTTGTTTTGGGTGTTGAGGTGTCCTGCGGTTTGGGAAGAAACGCCAAACAACCTATCGCACCCACCGTCATGGAGAGCAAGATGATTCCTATGAGAGCCAAACTAAGACTGTTTCTCACAAGCCATCGTCTGATACCGCCATGCCGTTTCTTATGGACGGTTGTCATGTTGAAACACCTCCAAACCTCCATTGATACTTCACACCGTACTTTTTGAAGTACCATTCTTCAAACTCCCGGCGATGCTCTTCATCCTTCAAATACCGGGAAACTGTTTTGGCGAGAAGTCTGCCGATTCTCTTTTTCGTAGACTCCTCTAACGGAGTACTCACTCACAAACTCCCATCTTCGATTCATAGTCATCGAGGATTTCGAGGGAAGTCTTGATGATGGTTTCCGCTTTCGCACCCTTACGAACTCCACGAAGGACAGAACTCATCTCCGTTTTCTCGGTGATAACACCTCGTTCTTCGAGACGATTCACGAGCCAAGCGTTCGTAAGAGTGTTCCGATAGAGCATCAATCGGATTCTGTCTCGTTCTTCTCTCACACGGTCAACCTCCTTTTTCTTAAACTTTGTATACAACAACGGTTGACAAAACTCGTCTCTAATGGTATAATAGTATTGCCACATACCTAATACCATTGAGGAGCTTCGGCAAAGAAAGAACTTGTCGAGGGTGTCTTTCTTGTTGCCGTTTGTTGTTTACAAGTATATTATACTCCCCATTTAGGAGCTTGTCAAGTGGTTTTAGGAAAAATTCAAAAATAATTTTCCCTATTTAGTAGGAGCATGATATGAACAAGGAATTGTTGATGGAGCGCATTACCGCTCTTTGCAAGGAAAAAGGAATCAATCTTACTACCGCCTTTGAGCAGAGTGGAGTCGGAAAGAACTTTCGCAGTAACCTGAAAACCTCAAATCCGAGCGACAAAAATCTGTACCTGTTGGCAAAGTACTTCAATGTCAGCATCGAATATCTGTTGGGCGAAGAAACCGAGGAGGACTTAGCTCGCAAGGCGTTAGGCTTAGTCCTTGAATGGCTTGATGATAACGGCTTTGAGGTGCAACAGGACGAGCGTGATGATTATTCCATCGGCAAAGATGGACACTACATCTATCTGTCGAGTGCCGACTTCACTGCCGAGAGTCTGAGAATCAAAGCCGTAGCAGAACAGGGCTTTGAACTTGCAATGGAGAAGTGGGAACAGAAAAGATTTCCCTCTGTCCACATTGATAGATGCAACAACCATCTCTTCAACGCCATCAATGAAAGCCCCAACGCAACCCTCAACATCAACGGTACAGAGGGATTTACGGCTCAGGAGCTTGAATTGATTGACTTGTATCGAAACTTCCCGCTGAGAAAACAAATGGAGCTGCTGAATTATGCTTTCAACCTGAAAGAAGGTAAGCAATGAGAGTAGTTCTTTATATGAGATATAGCAGCGACCGTCAGACCGAGCAATCCATAGAGGGGCAAAATCGAGTTTGTACGGCATTCTGCGAGCAACAGGGGTATGAGATAGTAGACAGGTACATTGACCGGGCTACATCGGCTTTTAAGGACACGGACAAGCGCACAGAGTTTCAGAGAATGATACGAGATAGCGAAAAGCAGCTATGGGAGGGTATCGTTGTCTATAAGCTCGACCGCTTCGCCCGGAACAGATATGATTCTGCCACTTATAAAGCACGACTCAAAAAGAATGGTGTTCGTGTCATTTCGGCAACCGAGAACATCTCTGACAATCCGGAAGGGGTCATCCTTGAAGCAGTCCTCGAAGGTATGGCTGAGTTTTACTCCAAAGAGCTTTCTCAGAAAATCACAAGAGGTATGTTTGAATCTGCAAACAAATGTCATAGTATAGGCGGTCATATCCCCCTCGGCTATAAAATTGAAAACAAGAAGCTCGTGATAGATGAAGCAGGCGCAGCTATTGTCCGAGAAGCCTTTGACCTCTACGCCAACGGAGCTACTGTTGCTGAGATTTGCGAGACATTCAATACCAAAGGATATAGAACGGCAAAGAACGCAGAGTTCAATAAGAACAGTTTTCGGTCGATGTTCAAGAATGAACGGTATATCGGCATTTACAAATACAAAGACCTTCGTATTGAGGGCGGCGTACCTGCTATTGTTGATAAGGATACTTTTGCAATTGTGCAAAAGAAGCTCTCCAAGAACGCAGAAGCCCCGTCAAGAGGTAAAGCAAAGATAGACTATCTCCTATCACAAAAACTCTTTTGCGGTCATTGTGGCTCGCTTATGACGGGTGAGAGCGGTACAGGTAAAGGCGGTACAACCTACTTCTATTACACCTGCGGAAAGCGCAAGAGAGAGCATACCTGTGATAAGAAGCCTTTGAAGAAGGACTTTATCGAAAGAGCCGTTGTGGAAGATGCTCTCACGCTTCTCACCCCTGAGACAATAGATGAACTTGCCGATATTGCCGTCAATGAATCCATTCGAGAGATGGAGGAGAACTCTATCATCCCGGCGTTGAAAGACCAACTTCACGATACAGAGCGTTCTATCAACAACCTTGTCAAGATGGTCGAGAAAGGTGTCGAGTCCGATACAATAGCCGACCGACTGAAAGAGTTGGAAAAAGAAAAACGAGCCATCGAGAAACGGCTCGTTGTCGCACAAGACGATTATGTGCTTTTGGAAAAAGACCATATCGTTTGGTGGTTGAGTGAGTTTTGCAACGGGGATATTGAGGATGAGGAGTTCCGTAGGCATATTATCGACCTGCTCGTAAACTCGGTTACGGTATGGGATGAGCCTGACGGATGGTACAAAATCACTTCCGTTTACAACCTGACATCGAATAAAACCAAGACCTTTCGGTGTTCGGATTTGAGCGGTCAAGCTCCACCATTGAAGTATAATCCGAACACCCTATTCTTTATAGGGACACTGTTCGGACAAACAACAAAACACCGAGTAGAGTAACAAGCTCTGCCCGGTGTTTTGTTGTTGGTGGGTAGAGCGGGTAGAGAAAAATCGCAATTTCCCATAAACTCTCTTATAGTAGCTCTCTTATAGACTACTTTATGAAAAATACAGATTTACTCTACCCACTCTACCCGTAAGGAGGAATATATACTCAACAGCCTGTCGGCTGAGTGAGCCGTTTAGGACTTTTTCAGTTCGAGAACAGCAGATTCAATCAGATTGTCGATAGAGTCAAGGTCGAGGGTATAACCCTTCTCTTTCAGATAGTTCAGAACATAGGCTTTCTTCTCAGCCCCTCGACCTGTTCCGTTGTAAATCATCTCAGCAGCTTCGACAGCTACCTTGACCCAATTCTTGATTTTGGCGAACTTCTCTGCATCGACCTTAGCTTTCAGGTAAGGGATGAGGAAGGTGGTGATGACAGCCACAATCAGAGTGATAATGGCAGAAGCGATGTTGGTTAAATCAGTCATTGCAAATACCTCCTAAAAATTATCGGAAAAATGTTGTTCCTGCGGAGCGACCTTGTACTGCCGCATAAGTTTGATTCTGTTCTCGACTTTGGCTTTTGAGTAATAGAAGCCTGTCCCAGTTGCTACCTCGGCGGCTACTGACGGTATGAGATAAGCAAGGGGTGTAAGGTCGAGAGTACGCCATATCATTATCATTGTGAAGATGATGACTACGGCGTTCATAACACCCGCAACAATGAGGATTTTCTTTGAAAACTCCTTCGGCTGGTTTCGTACTCTCCTCATACCGCCATCCCTCCTTATGCTTTGGTGAAAGTTCCCTTGTCTACCCAACCATAAACGGTAGCACCGCCGCCGATGATTCTGACAAGGTGGTAAGGGTGCTTGCCGTTATAGGTCTGCGTGATTTTTGCCTTACCCGGTCGGCAGGACACCGCTCTGCTACCGTTGGAACTCGAATAGTGAGTGTTGCCGTTGAACATAACGGTATCGCCTACCTTCGGAGTCCAAGCCGTCTCAGGGGGCGTAGAAGCAGCGTTCACCACGGTAAGGTACTTTGTGTTGACCGGGCTACAAATAGCGTTCCTGCCGTCCTGAGACTTGTCAATGACGGCTCTATCGCCTACGACCTCACGGACAATCCAATTCTTCGCTTTGACCCATCCGGGGATAGCCTTGCCGCCGTAGTAGACGGCATTGGAAGCGAGCTTCACGATGTCCCCAACCTTGACGGCACTCGGTTTTTCGGGGGTAGGCTCAGGCTTGACCTCGGTCGTTGCGCCGAGTTTGGCGTTGACCTTTGCGGCAATGTCTCCGTGTCGCTCGTAGAGATATGTACCGGGACAAGACTTGTTCGCATAGTCTCTGTGAACGGTCATGTTACAACCGTCAAGGTGATTCATGCGCTTGTTCTTGTCAGTACTCCAAACGAGCTTCTTGATACCGTTACGGCGGCAAATATCAGCCACAAGCTCAATGAGGGCATTGTAAGCCCTGTCGGTAACGGTATACGGCTCTTTGGTGTCAGAAGCTACCTCAATAGTGATAGCCCTTTGGTCGTTGGCGTTCGAGGAAGAACACCACGACCTGTTTTTCTCTTCCACATACAGACCGATAGAGCCGTCAAGCCCAACGCCGTAGTTGGAAGAAGCCTGTCGAGAGGTCGGCTGAAAAATCTCGCCGATTCTCTTTGCAGTACATTGACCCACCACACAATGAATGGTGATGGTGTCAATAGCATGAGTTCTTTGCCCGGAATGGTTAGGACTCAACAGAGTTACATTCACGAGCGGACTGTTTGTGTAAGCCATTGTTTTAATCCTCCTTCTTTACAGGTAAATCTAAGAACTTCTCATGAAGGTCATCCATAACGCCGTTTGCGCCGAGGGAATGATACTGCTTCCAACAGTTTTCAAAGTTCTCTCTTGCATAAACAGGGGCGTACCCCTTTTCGTCATACTTGTTATAGTCGGCAATCATCTGACTGCGGAGCAGAGCTTGAATGCCGGATTTCAGAGCCACGGTGTCATCCTTATTTTTCTTGATGAGGGAGTGCAGGAACTTGAATATACCTGCGAGAATAGCGGGGACTCCGAACAAGCAGAGCCATTGATAAATTGTCATTCCGTAATCTCCTCCCATCCGTAGACCCCCGGCTCCCAAACATTGTTGTTCACGGTAGACTTCCAATGCTTGCTGTTATGAGATACTTTATCTCCCATAGAGTAGGCATCATGCGCCCCGATGGGCTGATACCATTCCGGGTATTCCTCCTGCGGGTTGCCGATTTGAGTCCACATGGAAGGGGTTTCGGACGGCTTTGTGTTTTGAGCGGTTGTGAGTACATCGTGAATGGAACGATAAAGGTTGCCGCCCTCAGATACGATAGCTCCCGCTTTACCCGTCCAATTTTCGTTCCACTCGATAAACAGCTTCGGGTGGTCGGTGATGACCGCTTCATCAAGCTCACCGCTTTCAGCGAGCTTGACAAAGACAATGGTAGAGATTTCTCTCTGCTCCTGTTCGGAGATTCCTGTTTTCTTAAAAACGCTACTCATTCAAAATTACCTCCAATCTGAGAAACATAACACGCACCTTCGCCCTCTCCACGAGTAACGACAACTTTGATGATGACACCCCAATTCGTCCCTGTTTTGGTCGTGTTCTCAAACACATGAACGAGACCGCCTGTTACGGAAGTTGTGGCATCTTCCCAAGTGGGAGAGGTGTCAAATCCATTGTTACAGACATATACCTTAAAATCGGACTCAGCCGGGATACTCCGAGTGACCGTGATTTTGATACGAGTTGGACGAGTATTGGAGGTATAAGGGGTTGTGTTTTGGATGGTAAAACTGTTGACCGATTTCGTAAAGGTATAAGTTCTTACGGTGGTCGAGTTACTACCATCATTCGCCTTTATTTTCATTGTGTGAGAGCCATTGCTCAGTTGAAGCCATGTACTCCCGGTCACATAAAAGGTATTTGTCTCCCCAAGCGTTACTACATACGAGCGAATAGGCTCATTGTCAAGGAGTTCGTCAACAGTGACAGAATCATTGTCTGCATCTGTGACCGTGTAAGTTTGCGTAAATCCTTCGCTTTTTGTGCCGAGATTTGCATTTGACCCGGAGATAACAGGCGGTTGATTGTTGATGACCGTCCGGGATGCACTCGTTTGATAATCACTTGTAGCCCCCTGAGAGTCATAAGCGCAGACACGATATTGAACGGTAGTCCAACCGTATGTAATGCTGTCGGCATAACTGCGGTTTGCGCCCTTATAGACCTGAGTCCAAGAGCTTGTCCCAACCTTCCTTTGAAGGATGTAGCCGGAGAGGTTGCCGTCAGGGTCGGTCGATGCACCCCAATCAATAGTTGCGCTCTTGCCGCCGTAGACGGAAGTAGGCACATTGATATAGGAAGGTTTCGTAGGAGCTTGATTCCATACGAAGGTGTAGCATCCGTCAGCATCGGTGCTGTCAGATACCAAGAGAGAAGAGGAAAGATTCAAAGCGGGACGAACGCCAATGTGACCACGGTAAGCAGTGCTGTCGTTCAAACTACCATCCGAGTATACACGCCGAGCGTAGTAGGCGCGCGAGTAGTTAGGCGTTCTCAGCAACCAATCCCAA